AAGAGTTTGAGGAACCACTGGAAGAGAACACAGTCACGGAAGAAAGCATTCCAGAGGTTATTGATAGTGAAGAAGAAGGAATTGAAACAGAGATTGCAGAATCAGAACCATTAGAGGAAGAAAAAGAAGTAGCACAAAATGAACCCACAGAAGAATCAGAAGACATACAAGAAGAGGAATCCGATAGCGAAGGAACTGAGGACTCCGAAGTACAGGCAGAAGACAGTGAAGAGCAAGACAGTGTACAATCGGAAGGACGAGATGACGTGGACTCCGACAAAGGGGTTGCTACAGATGTTGCAAAGGTAGAAAGCAAATTAAAACAGAAACTAAAAACCATCGCCAAACAAATAGCGAAGGTAACAAAAGTCAATACTCAAAACTTATCAAAAGAGGATATATTTTTTAAGAATAATACGGCATTGAACGCCTATAAGAAAATGCAATTTTATAAGTCAAAGGATATTTATACAGACCAGAATATGGACTTATTTAATCAAATTGATTTAGGCGTTTATGCAAAAGACATTTATACGAATATAACTTTAGCGAGCTATACACAAAACGACCCAGTGGAAATTCACCGGGTGGAACTGTACAAGGCACAAGAGAAAACAAATAGGTTAAAACTGGAATTGGAAGCATTAAGAAATGGTGGATGATATAGACACACAAACTGAAAAAGTTTTAGAACCTATTCAATTATATGATGCAAGTGGGCCACAACCATTGGCTGATGAAAGAAACAATCAATTTTTACAAGAATTATTTGATAAAAAAGCAATAGACCCAATTGCTAACTCTGCATATGATGTAAAAAGTGTAGTACAAAGTAAAAAAGATTGGCTAAGTACACATGGTCTATACACTAGTGATTTAAGTACATGGCAAGATAGTGATAAAGCCTTATATAAAAAAATGTATGAAGATGTTATTAAAACTAGCCCACGATTATCAGAAAAAAATAAAGCTATATATATGTCTCAACCATGGAATACATCTGATGGCGTATTAACAGTATTACATGAACTTAGGCACAAAGCATTTGATGAAAATCTTGTTTTAAGTAGGGTTATTAAAAAAAAACAAGAAGTGATGCTTGAAAAGTATGGAAAAACTATAGGTGGAAAGTATGAAGAAATATTAACTAGGTTTATGGATGTAAAATACCATGATGATGAGAAAGCAAAAAAATGGTTAAGAACAAAATTTACTGCAAATCTTTATGATAAAAATGAATCTTTTCAACATGGAATTTATGAAGATATAGAACAAATAGAAGATATTTTAAGATTACAACAGGAGGAAAAACAATGAAAATAATGGATAAACTCAGCACATACGCAGCACTTATAGGCGTTATAGGAGCAATAGGCGGAGGATTTTATGCGTGGGGTGAGTTCAATACACGTCTTTCTGTACTGGAAGATGAACCTCCAGTTAATTTACAACCATTAAAACAAAAAGATAAAGAGTTAACAAAACAATTTGATGAGGTATTACTATACGCTAATGAATATAAGGTAGACCTAATAGACAGGATTGCAAAAGTAGAAGAAAAAATTAAGCCTGTGGATTTAACTGTTGTATTCAAGGAAATAGCAAAACTAAGGGAAGAAGTGGCTATGCTTGATATTCCTGATGATATAGATTTAAAGCCCATATCAAAGGAACTGAAAAGGTTAAGCGAGGAATTGGTTAGAATAGTGGCAACAATACCTAAAGCTGTAAACTTAAAACCCCTTGAAGAGGCTATACAGGCAATTGAAAAGGCATTGGCTATTGTCAAGAAAGAAAATGAAGTACAGGACGCCATGATTGAAGAAATTAAATTAAAATCAAGTAACCCTTTGGCTAATTAATGGCAGATAATTTTTGGCAAGACGAGGCACTGATGAGTAAATCCTGGGCTATTCGGGCGAGTGATCCAGAAACACCCACATTAAAACTTAATGGTGATGAAGCTACTGTGCAAACAATGAACAGTGAATATGAAGGTAGGGAAATTTTATATCCAACTATACGAATGGTAGATGGGGAATTAAAAAAGTTTGATGAAAAAACAGCAAAAGAAATAGCTATTGAAAAAGGTGATTATGTTGAATATGCTACTAGAGATGAAGCAAAAAATGCATCAATAAAATTATCTGAACACATTGGAAAAGAAAGAAAAAATTGGAAAGAATTGACTGAAGATCCAAAAGGTTTTATGGAGAAAAAAGAACAAGAGCATCAAGACCACATAAAAAATTTACCATTTGGAACTCCACTAGATTTTTATTCTGCAGCTAAGACATCTAGTAAAAAACCAGACGTAGAAAAGGGTATAATGTATGAACCTTTTAAATCAAAAGCTGAAATATGGGGCAGTAATTTTAGAAACTATCTTGAATTTAACAGAACAAGTATACCCTTTATGATGGTAAGGGATTACTTTTATCCACCACCAAAGGAGGAATAATGGCACTACCAGTAACGGAACAACTAACAAATCAACTGCAAACTGAAAGCGTGGGAGAAGTACCGGATAGTGGAATGGAAGGAAACGTTACACGATCGGGAATGATACGAGATTTAATAAGTACCATGAAGGATGTGCATTTCAGTCAGCTTTTAAATGAATTTGGAAGTATGGCAGGAATGGTTAGTGATGTTGAAAAGCCAATGACAACAGCCCTTATGGCAGAACGAGAACAAGTTCCTCAAACACCTTTAAAAGCAGATGACACTACCCCTCCGGTACAACCAACAGCTCCGCCACTAGTTTTACCAGAAGAAATAAAAGTTCCTACACCCATGTCGGACGCTATGGCGATGACTAAGTTATCCCCGATAGTCCCAACAGGATCGGTAGTAGAACAGAATAATGGATTGATGACGCAATCAAAAGGTCTTCAAGAGACTGTCTAGTTGTTCATCAAAATAATAGGAATCTGAATTGCAATGTCGGACGATTGCACAGATAAGATGGGCGTAATAATCATCACCAAGATTATGTAAGACTTTATCCGGGGGCACTGATTCGTGCCTCGTTATTAAATTACCATTGTTATTAATTGACACTGTAGTACTGAAAAGAATGGCTTCATTTTTTTTAGGACTTGGTGTCATTTTTTTTGTCCGGAGCTTTGACAAAATTAGGGCTTATCTTTGGGTCAAGCTTTGACAATGCTCCTAAAATTTGTATGGATGTCGCCACTTCCTGATAAGGTTTTGTAAATAGATATCGCAGTATAATTTGTAGTTGTTTTTCTGTAATAATATAATTATTTTCCACTTTCTTTCTCCTTTAGTTTTTTATTATAGTTTTTAACATATTCCCGTGTTTCTCTCCCTCTTCGCTCTCCTTCTGATTCTTTTTTAGGCTCCTTAAACTTTATCTCACCTGCTATGGCACTGTACGCAGCCATATCTATGTATGTGTCTTCACTAACAACTCCAAGTTTAGTTCTGGCAACTTTTAGCAAAGTCATTAAGATGGCTACATCATGGGCTTTAATTTCTGTACCTAGATACGCTGACCATAACCTGGCAATATTATTATGATTATGAACCTTGTCTCCATAATCTTTTTCTCTGTCTCCTGCAATTAACGCATTAGCTTTTTCTAATAATTTTTTTGTCTTTTCCATACTAAAATTCAAAACTTAAATTAAAGGATATCGTTCGTCTTAAACCTTTTCCTCTAAATGGATAAACTTCATGCAATAACCAAGAAGGAAAAAAGAATATTTGCCCAACGTGAGGTTTTACAGCAAATTTTGGATCTATAAACATCTGCGGTGTTCCGTACAAAAACTCAATCCAACCTGCGTGTTCTCTTTCTTCATTCTTTTCTATTGATGGTGGCATTTTCAACCAACCTGCTGTAGATAACATTCCATAATGCATATGCGGTGGATTAAAATCACCGGCTATGGAATTAACAAGCCAACTATTATGCAACATAACTTTTTTAATTCCTTGTTTGGATTTTTCTTTATCTAATTTATCGCCATCCGCATTCAGTTTTGTTCGTACATACATATTGGTGCAGTGTCCTATCCAATTAAAAAGTGTAGGCAATGTTTCATGAGGTTTTTGATGCCATATATGGTCTTCAATCTTATGCTCCTGTTTCACGTTTCCCACAAGATTATCCGACCAATCTAATTGCTTTGATTTCTTGTCATTCTTTGATACTTTATCCCCATAATCATTCAACATTTTAATGTAGGGTTTTGGTATTTCAAACTCCATTAAAAATGGACTGAATGGTGCATGAACTTTTCCCTTTAGTTTATAATCTTTATACTCATCCATATCTTTTTTTCAACTCCTTAATATTAATTGTTTGCAAATCATATTCTCCTTTATCAACATTTCTTTTAACAACAAGACCACTAGTCCACAGATGTTGTGTTCCTTTTGCAAATGATTCCTTATGATTTAAATAGCACCCGGCATTCAATCCCATTAACTTTCTACCATTTCTCATGGAACGAACGGCATAGTCAAATAAATGTGAATGTCCTGCCGTTGTTGATTGATGGTTCTTTTTCAGTAAACTAGAAGCTATGTTATCACCACTTATAGGTCTTCCTAATATTCCACTAGCAAAATGATGGCAGTATAAAATACCATCAATTTCTACAGGAATTTCATAATCATGATACTCCCACCCATACGCCTCAAATGGGATATCCTTAATACTTACTTTTCCCTCTAACTCCGGGTTATCATTTACAAATTTTGTAATACGATATTCGTGATTTCCCCCTAGCATAACTTTTCTAGGTTTTTTTGTATAGAGGTGATGACTAAAATTATCCAATGCCTCTTCAGCATGCAACATTTCCTTATTATATCTCCTTCCTTCAAAAGCTTTCTTACCTCTGTCAAAATGGGATAGGGAATCCATACTTACCCAGTCTCCCAGGCATATTATAACATCGGGTTTTAACTCACGGGCAAATTTTCCTGCCCAAATAAATCTATCATTAGACACTCCCATTTTAACATGGGGATCTGGTATAATTAAATGTGTACTCATCAGTGCAACTTCCTTTTCTTGTTAAGCATTACGTCTTTAATGTTAATTAACTTGTTTGTGGATGGTTTTGTCATGGCGTCCACGCCCTCATCAAATACAATATCAGGGTGATCCAATGCCATTTTAACCATTCCATGTGCGATTGTTAAAGCAATATGATAGTTTTGCGTCAAAGGGGGGTTGTCTTTTTCCAATACTAAACAAGCAAACCCGTCTTTTGCAGGGTGAACTGCAATCGTTATAAAATTTAATTTATCTACTCCATCTTCCATTTTTACTCCTAATAAAATTTAAAAAACATACAGCATCAAATACAACAAGAGGATCTCGTTGGTTCATTTTTATGAATACAACTGGCTCCTCTTTCTTTTTTGAATTGTACACTGATTGGTCATAATCCTTGTATATTTTTTTAAATGTTTCCTGGTTCTTGCATTCAATAGAAAAGGGAATAAGTTTTTTTGCCTTGTTGGACAGTTTTACATCCACTCCTCTTTCTCCCATAATGGCACATACAATGTCATTGTCTGTCAATTTGGGAAACAGTTTCAGCAGCTCATCACGAACCCAGTTCTGCAATCGTCTGCCTTTAGCTTTTTTACTCTTAGTTCTCATCTTCTACTCTAGGGTTTGTTACTTTAGTATACCAAACAAATTTAGGATCAAGAGCTTTAGATTGTTGTTGTGGTAGGTACTGTATTTCATTACCCCAACATGCAGTCTTGTAGGAACAAAATCCACAAGTTGATTTTAACACCCTGTTTCCTGTTTTCTTTCTGTAAAAATACTCTTCCGTGTCCGTAAAGCATCTTTTAAACGGTGCGTTAGTCTTTAATGCCTCGATGTTATCCTTTGCTTTTTGAATGGCATTTTTATCATGTTCCCTATCAGCTATGGGAGTCTCTGTGATGCACCATTCTCCCGTTGATTTGTTAATGGCAATCCATCCACCAAAATCACATTCTTCCGCATTGGAATATAAGTACCCCTGAGTAACATACCCAAAGTCATCATGCTTTAAAAGTGCGTCAAACCCTCCTCTATCCCCAAATTTATAATCAAAAGACATTGGTGATGCACTTTTAATGTCCCATATTCTACCTTCAATCTTGACATCGTATGTTCCATCAATTTCACCTCCATCGAATTTATATTTTACTCGTTTTTGCTCATCATCAATTTTAACATCAGATGCTTTTAAAATGGCAATGGTTGCAGCTTCAATCATATCCCCAAAAAGATTTCTCATTTTTACATTGTATGGAAGAGGCTCTCGTTCCTTTCCCATTTTTTCCATTTGCAGTTGGCATAATGGTCTACCAATGCTCGACATTCTTATTTTAAATTTATTATCTCTCTTATCCGTAAACTGTCTTCTAAAAGCTGCTTTGCACGCCTCTCCAAATTCCTGAATGATAGTGCTAGAAACCTGTACAGAGGCCGTATTGGCCTCTGTAAGGAACATCTGAACTCTGTTTAATATAGAGCTAGACATTAGGATGCAAGGATAGTAGCAGGGTCGTCTTCAAGATTATCAATTACTTTTGCAGTAATTTTATCTGTCTCTTTCTTGTCATTTGCCTTGTGGTAGGCATCGGACACTCGTTTATTTTCATCGGTAATAAGATCAGTAAACAAATCCATAGTCTCTAGATCCTTTTTCGTGAACTTAACTGTCTTGTTGTCAATTGCAATTTTTGACACATACCACACGGTGTCTCCACTTTTTCTGCGATTGGACGTTAGGTTAAGAAAATGATTTTGCATAAGATTGCCACGACTTTTCAGGCTTTTTAAAGACTCACCAACAGGCTTGAAATTTGTTCCTGTCACACGCCATAAAATAGGCACATCCTCTATGGAAGTAGGCTGACCATCAGCCGTTGTACAGTCCATTGACAATAAGCCATACACCAAACGATAGCACTTGGTGTCACGTTGATTATCCAGTTCAGCTTTTGACAACTGATTCTTGTCTTTTCCGATAACCTTTCCGCATCGAACGCCACCTTTAGAATCAATGGGATCATCTTTCCATGATTTAAAAATAACTGATGTGCATGAATAATTATTGTTCTCGGCATCATATTGCATATACTGATAGGCGTTTATAAAGGGCCTGAAATTAACAGGCTTATCCTTTAAGCTGTATACTTTTTTTTCAGATTCAGGATCATAGATTGTATAAACTCCTGGACGCAAAACGTTTCCGTCATCATCCTCGGCTAATTTATTTATGGACAATCTTGGTAAAATTCCTGAACCCATTTGTGAGTCATCGTCCTGACCCGTCATTTTCATGATCTCTTCTTTACTGAGAGATTCAAAAGCTTGTAGTTCATTCGTCATATTTAACCCTCCATAGGTTTTATTTAAATTAATAATATCAGATATTTCAGATTTGTCAACAAAGAATTTATATTTTCTTTCATCTAGCCAAAATCCATAGCCATCGAGCCAAATCCAATCATACTCAAGCATAAAGTTTTGTATCCAACCAGTTAGAGCCTACCTTTAACTCAACATCCAGAGGAACATTGAAATTGATTCCGTACGTGTCTTTCATCTTGCTGATAACCCCTAAACAACCATTGTTTAGGCATTGTGCGACAATCTTTTCCTCTTCAGGAAAAACATCAGCAATAATGGAATCATGCACGGTGTTAATAAGTAGGCTCTTGGTCTTGTTCTGTTCTAACAACTGATTAATCAAAATGCACGCTAGAGGAACAATATCGGCAGTGGCAAATCCCTGAACTGGATAATTTTTTATCTTTGTCGAGAAACTTGAACCGCCCCATGGCATACGTTCTGCTTTTGGAAAAGCGTACTCTCTACCTGTAGGTATAGTTACGACTTTATGTCGTATGGCTTCATTTTGCAGTTCGTCATGCCAAACTCGTATATCAGGGTACTTTTTTAAGAAAGCTGAATAATATTTCTTTTCATTCTCTGTTCCGGACATACCACCATACAAGGGCTTGAAGGTATGGGCTTTTGCGTCCTGTCTGGAACATCCAATCGTATCTGCTGTAAACTGATGCACGTCAACACCATTTTCAATGTCTTTCATACCTTGCTTGTCTTGTGCTAGAAATACAGCCGTTCTAAATTCTAATTGGGCAAAGTCAACTTCCATAATTTTACCATTTTCAAACCGGGAGACAATAACTTTTCGTATGGGAAACGTTCGTGCCCGTGGTTGATTTTGAAAGTTAGGATTCTGACTGGACAGTCTTCCCGTTGATGTCACGCATTGCATAAAACTTGGATACAGAAAATGATTTTCTGTCTTGTGTTTTTTAATCCCCTCCACAAATGTTTTTAGGTAAGTGCCTAATGCCGTGTAGCGATTTATCTTTTCAACAAACAATCGCAGCTCCTCATTTCCTTTTCGGGCTATGATGGGCAGTGTAATTTTATCCGTCTTAAATCCACCATCAGCTATGTCACGAACAGTATAGGTCTTTGCGTTAAATCCTGCACGTTCTTGTGTTGAATGATAAATAAAACCCTGTCCTTCACAGTCCTCACATTTTGTTAAATTCTTGTAAGGCGTTCCATCCACTTTTATTTTTTGTACTTTTCCTTTTCCCTCACAAGAATCACATTGTTCCGCTTTTGTTTTATACAAAGGTTCCAAATACTTTGTATAAATCTGTGTTATTTGCTTTCGACTGTAATGAGGTCGCCTTTTTTGTCTTTTTGTTCTAGGATCAGTGCCTAGATTAAAAATATATGCCCATTCTTTCTTGTTCTTTACTTTTACTCCATAAATAAGCCATGACAATTGCTCATGACTGGACGGGTTTATGGAAGTGTCACCCATTTTTTCATATATAGCTTCATCAATTTCCACTCGCAGCTTATTAAACTCCTCTTCAAAACTCTTTTCAACCTGGTTTAACGCATCCATATCAATGCGAATGCCGTTGTTCTCCATTTTTGCCAATACAACCAAAAATTCACACATCATTTTAACTGTTTTTAACAGTCCCTTGTTGTTTATTTTCTTAAACTGAAGCATTTGGGCATCAAAAAGAGAACGAGTTGCCTTTATATCAAACCTGCCGTACTCATCCAACTCAAACATCGGAACATTTTCAAAAGATATATTATCATTCAAATATTTTTCCATCAGATCAGATTTTTGCACCACTCCACGCTTCTCACAGGAATGTTTCAGTCCTATGGGAGCTTTCAATCCACGATTCATTATGTATTCACCAATCATGGTGTCATAAACCTTGCCATCGTACTTAAATCCTGATTCCCACAACCATATCAAGTCAAATTTTATGTTATGACCTACAAGCAAGGTTGTTTTATCTAACATACTTTGAACTCTCTTTCTGTCTGGTATGCCCTTAAATTCCCGATGCTTGAAGAAAAAATACTCATCATTCAATCCCATGCATATGAGAAAATTATCTGGATTCTTGGAAGACGGGTCTTTTTTCCCGTCTCTCATTCTAAAACTTGTCTCTACATCAAATGCTGTTATCATACATCGTACCTCGATAATTCTGGTGTCATAATGCAAGGTATTTTCCCATGCCACCCTGTTATCTTATTCTTGCTGATGGCAAGTGTCCTTATGTTCTCGTCCGTATCCAACATATTCCTGAATCCAATGCCAATAATTAAATCAGCCTCCGCAGCTTTACCCGTCTTGCTGTTCTCCATCATGTCAAATGTAATGTCACTTTTTCCTGATGCATCAGCAGATGCCTGAGATATGGCAAAGATGCAGCACTTTCTTCTCTTGGCAATTTCCCGTGTTCCTGTATAAATTGCTCGTAATCTTTCATCCGTTCTTGCAAACGTGCCTGGAACATGCACCTTATCAAGCTGATCTATGATGACAATATCAGGCTTTTCCTTTGCCACGAAAGAGTCAACTTTTTCCAAACTCCAATCCACAGTATCCAAAATTTTTATGTTTTCACTTATCTCTGCCCATTTTTCCTTCGCAACATCTGTGCTTTCCTGTATTTGATCAAATGTCATACCTGTATGGGCGTTAATTAGTCGCATTTGAATCCTAATTGCAGGTTCTTCATTGATCAGGGCACATACCTTGGCACCTTGAGGGGCAAATCCGTCAATTCCTGAGACTAAATTAATCCAAAAAGCTGTTTTACCACTCTCCGGGCGTGCAAATATGACAACAAGATTGCCTTCCCCTATCCCGTTCACCTTTTCTCTCAAGGATGACAAATTAAACTTGAATTTTGTATTGTCCTTCAAGGAATCAATGAGCACATCAATATTGTTTGGCGTGTATTCATATTCTTCCTTGTCCGTTTCATTGGAAGAATCAATAAGGGATTGAATGGAAGACAATGGTTGTTCTTTTCCATTAAATATTTCAGTAGCCGCAACCGCAATTCTTTGAGCCATGCTTCTTTTGTGCATTGATTTTAAAATGTTATTAGCTATTTTTTTATCAGGAACTTCTTTGTCCTTTATCTCCTCTATCAAGCTATTAAAATTTTCTTTCGCTGCCCTTGTGGATGCAGGGTTATACACTTCCAGATGCAGTGTTGCCACCTGATCCAATGTTAAATCCTTTTCCGAATCATCATGTGCCCGTGTAATTGTTTCATAAAGATTTCCCGTGCCGTTGGTAAACATTTCCTTGTTCACCCGACCTTTATTTTCCTCATAAAAATCTTTTCTTAACAGTAAATTAATCAGTTCTTTTTCAATATTCATGTCGCCCTTAATTGTTTTAATATTTCCTTCATTCGTTTTGTTTTGTATAAATCTTTCCAATTTTTAATATAGTATTTTGCAGCTTTCTTGTCAAGTATGCATAGTGCATTATTAATTGGCCATGTTTTTAAATACGCTAAATAACTTCGACAGCTTTGGGCATATAAAGGAGCTTCATTTCTTTTGACCTTTAACTTTTTATATTCCCCCGTAACTGTATAAACACAATGAAAATACTTTTTCTTTTCCATAACAAACCAAAGATACGTTCCACAGTTAATCAGTTTCCACATCAAGAATCAAACTCCTCATCCAACAGATATTTTTCATCAAGAAGTTGTTCGTGTTCCTTTTTTTTACTTTTGAAAGAATCTGGAAGATTTTTTGGTGTAGGAAAACCTAGATCTAAAAGATTAAGTCCTTGAATATGACAGTTAGGCCCGCTTTTCCATAAGCTGCTATCCAAGCAACTTTTGCATACCCTGTTGCCATTCCATGTGCTTATAAATTCTGTTGCACATGTCATACACTTTCTTTTCTTTTTCTCGGATTTAAATTTAGGCTTCATAAATCTCTCCGGTTTGTAATAATGTGGAAGTTCAAATTTTTTTATTAGCATTTTTATTTTCCCTTATGGACTCCAACCAAATATGTTCAAAATTACCTATGCTTGTTTTTATATTTGTTTTTGTCTTTCCCTTTCCCTTTAAATCATTATATATGAAACTTGCCATTAAGTCAATAAACTGCCTGGTAAACATTTTTTTATTCATCACATTTCTCCTTATCATCTACCTT